GGGCTCTTTACCACTAAGCAACTGAGAGACTATTAACCGGATATAATCCAGGTTAACGTTATTCTTGATTGCTCGGTAGTATTTCTGCTTTGGCTGTTCTAAGTTGGTTAAACTTTCGAATACCAGAGAATAAGGAATTTGGCCTCGTGTTGCAAACATAGTTCACAACGCAAGTAAAGAGAATGAAGCATCCCCTTTCGTGCCAAGGCTTCTTCTGGTCAACAATTCAAAATAAGAGACTCATCCCTTAATTTTCATCTGTTTACGCAAGAGCGAATTCAGTATTTGTACCCTTCCCATCATGGTGTTTTGAGAAATAAATGCTTTTCAAGGAAGAGCACTTACATCATGACCCCGGTGACCAGTAATCTTGGCGAACTCAAAGGTTTTATTCTTTGAGACCACTGATTTTGACATGTTAATCTCTAACCCGAGATCGCGCATGAGTACTAAGTACTCACTTGCAACCTCTCCGTTAAAGATAACTATGTCATCACCTAGGAGCTCATAATTCTCATACCACCCGGAAGAGAACAGAAGTTCTTTCCGTTTATTAAATGTTGCAACTATCTTGTCCTCAAGATAAATCTCAGAGGATGTAGCGTACATAGCCTTACGGCTAATAACCCTACGGAAAGCTAGTTGAACAATAAAATGGTGAGTTAGACCCAGCATGGGAAAAGAAGAGTAGGCGCCCATGGGCTGCCCCACAGCGTAGAATACACTGTGGTCTCCATATTCTTTGTCATGCAACAAGTACTGTCTCTCTGTAAGCAAAGCCCCTCATGCAGTTGCTATTTGGTCACCCAAAAAGCATGAGAGGATCTTTATCTGTATACTAACTGGCAAACGATCAGTCGCCGCGCTTAGGTCAAAACACCAAGCACGCCCTGACTTTTCAATCTTAGAGAAACACCGTTTTACGGCTTCTCCTTGATTGAAAGTAGCATCGTTCGGAAGAGACTTTAGGAAAGCGGCTATTGATTGATGGATTGGATACAGAACACTTTGTGTCCATATATCCACCAATGCAAAAACCCGAACTTTTCCTGCAGCCTCCTCTTTTATGGCAAGTTGCCCGACGTTACCAACATTGGACTCCTTACGGAACCCAAGGAAAGTATCCCGAGGACATTGAGTCACAATTTCTCAGAGATTCAACAATCTATTAAGATCGAGACCTCTGATAATTGTCATCAAGTGTTTATCCAGCCCCAACTCAATTAAGAGAAAAGGGTCAGATAATGCACCAAACCATGCCACCTTAGTAGTACTAGACGCTTTTTCAAGCAAGAGCAAATTGTACTCAGAACCTCCTTTACGGTGGAATAAGGATTTAAAACTAACTGCAATTGCAGCCAGTTCTAAACCTATCCCTGTAACCTTGGTTTCGGGCACAGTAAGCTGATCCGTAATGGTAGACAATTTAAGTTTACCAGGGATCGTTATAACTCTATATAATGAGAATAACGTCAATCATAGTCTTATGACTGAGAATCCCCCTCGCATAATCAGACAACGGTCTCGATACGGAATTATCCGTGGGAGACCCCGTCTGTCTAAACGAGGAAATGGACCTTCACCGGTGATCTCTTTCAGAGAAGTAACTGGTGATCTTGCAATAGCCTTTTGGAGAGCTAGTTGACAAGCCTTCAAATATGTCACACAATGGATTGCTCCATGGTGCTTACGTATTCGAAGAATGTGTGCGGAATAGATTCCAAGCACTTTTAAGCGGGAAGATAGCTTTGCTCCTCGAACAAATGAAGCGGCGACTAATCGCCACCCAATTCGTTTGAAGAGCACTGGTAACTCAAATGAATTACCGAGCGAAACTACTGCT